TGCTCACGGGGCGAGAGCCTCACCACTTCTGACCGTCATGACCCTCATCGCTCCTCCCCTGCAAGGCACCCAGCTTCAGCCCGGCACCATCCTCACTTCGTCATGGGGCTATTCCATGACCATCGTGGATTTCTATGTGGTGGTGCGCTGCACTGAGAAAACCGCCTGGGTGCAACAAATCGAGAGCTGTGAAGAAGATCACGGTCCCGCTGGTGGCCATGCCGTGCCCGAGCTGTCCCGCAAGCCTCTGATGGTGTTTCAGAACCGTGCTGATGGCCAAGGTGGCGAGATGGTGGAAGCGCCCATCAAGAGCTTCCGCATCAAGCGCAACGCCGATGGCACTGAATGGCTTTGGAACAGCAAGCTGCAGCGCACCATGCGCATTTGGGACGGACGCCAGCAGCGCATTAACCACTGGGACTGATCCCTTTTGTAACGATATATATCGTCAGAAGCGGGGCTCCCAAAGCCCCCGCTTCGCTGTGCTGTATAGTTCTGTCATCGGGGCGAGAGCCTCACTTCTTCTGACAGTCATGACCACCACCACCAACGAAACCGTCACCTGCCCCAACTGCGACGGCACCGGCAGGCTCCCCCACTACAGCCACATCGCCAATGGCGCCTGCTTCGCCTGTGGCGGCACCGGCACCATCACCTTCAAGACCTTCATCGGCGACAACAGCGATGTGATCCTGGAAGTGTTCAAATGGAAAGGCGAATTTTTTGAAGCCTACCTGCGTTGCCGCACCTGGAAGTGCTACACCAGCCCCTCCCATGGTCAAATGAAGGAGTGGGGCAAAGACAAGTGGGTGAAGTGCATCACCGATGCAGAAGAGGCTCGTGAGCTGTGGCGCAATGCCAAGGCTCATGGCATCAAGACTGCCCTCTGTGATGACTGATTGTTAAGCCAGGAACAGGCCCCTCAAGGGGCCTGCCTGCCCATGCTGTATAGTTCTTCTCACGGGGCGAGAGCCTCACTTCCTGACGACCATGGCCCTTCAAATTAACGTCGATTACACATCGCCCTGGGACAAGCGCTACTGGGCGAAGGACTACGCCGAGATGGCTCTAGCCATCCTCAGCAAGAGCGAGCGCTGGCCCGCAGGCTCGCTGAAGGTGGTGCACGTGGATCCTGAAAGCCCCACTCACTGGCGCCTGATGCCCGCCAACGGCATCCAGCAGCCTGGCTGGTGAGATGAACTTCTCTCAGTCAGCGCTCTCAATCAATCAGCGCAATCTTCTTCTCTACTATCTCAATCACAAGAAAAAACATGGTGACAAGCCATGTTATGTGCCAAGATTTCCTTCTCAAATGAGTAGATTTTCAGACTACTTGAGAGCAATGGAAAGACTGGAAGAGCGCGGTTTTCTTCGTGTAGAACGCTCTTCTGAAGATTATCTTTCCTGGACAATTGTTGATCCTTGATTTTCTTTCCATGGCAACCATCCCCACCATCCATCTCAATGGCACTGACGCTACCACCCTGCGTGATGAATACGCTGCTGCGTACGATGCCATTGGCAAAGCCGTAGATGCCCTGGTGGCCGCCACGTGCAATGGCCGTGATTTCTACCCGCAAGGCTCTGATGCCTACTACAAAGCTCGCGATGAGCGGGCGGCAGCCTTCGATCAGCTCCGCCAGGCCCAGCACTATGTGGGAGAAGTGCTTATGGGCATCTGCGATCAAATGTGAGCCACTCTGCCCCAACTCTGCCCTTAACTCTGCCCTCCATCGCTTCCTGAAACCATGCTGTCCATCCTGCTCGCCACTGCACTGCCCGAACTGCCTCCTGTGGTGCAGCCCAAGCCTGTTCAATCCCGCCAGCAAGCCATCCTTGAGAAGATCATGCAAGAGGCTCCTGCTGCCGCCTCTGAACGCTCCTTTGGTGAATGCACATATATGTGGGACCAATGGAAGCTCAATTCCGAAGGCGTCAGGACCACCCTCCGCACCTGCAAGGGCGAATCCGCGCAAACGCCCGTGAGCGTGGCTGTGAGCTGCCCTCTCCTGAAGGTGAATACCACCAGCTCCACTGAGCCAGGTAAATGGCAAGGCTGGCGCAGCCCCATCGCCAAAGGCTCTAAACCAGGCGAGGCCATGATGGTGGCCAGCCTCTGCGCCAATGTGGTCGAATAGCTTGACAAGCCCCGCAAGGGGCTTTATCTTTGTGCATGTCCGGGGCAGCGATGCTCCACAACCTTCTGACAGCCATGACCAGCATCATCTTCACCATGGATTCCTTCAGCCCCACTCAAGGGCAGTGGTGGTCTGATCATTCCAATGCCAATGTGGAGCGCCGCGTGAGCTTGGTGGCTTCACAGATGGGCTTTTTCCTCTGGACCGCTGATTTCCGTCACGCTCGCACCGGCAAGCACATCACGCAAAAGTTCTTCTGCAGCCTGCCCACCAGCGATGAGCCTGTAGCCCTGTTTGAACATGCCAGCGACCGCCAGGCATGGCTTGAAAAGCAATGGGCACTGCGAGCCGCCTGACTGTCTAGGGGCCGCCCCCAAAGCGGCCCCGTCCACCTTTGATATATATCCTCAAAACCATGCAAGACGCTGTGAACGTGCTGGCCATCAGCAAAAGGGGCAAGAGCCGTATCGGCACCAAGCTCACGATGGCCATTGTCGAACAAAACCACCACGACAAGCTTTTCCTGGTGTTTCCTGAGCTAAACCAGTGCCGGTGGATTAAAAAGGACAATGACCCTGATTTCCGCATTATTGGAGACGACTGATGACTGATTTCAACACCTGGAAACTCGTTGGAAACAACCTTGTTTTAAAAAGGGAACAATGGAGAGTTGTTTATTTAGATCAATGCAATTCTTCCTCTCAAATTCTTGACTGGATTTTTCACTATCTTGCTAAGGATTTGACTCAAGAAGAAGTGTTCGATCTGCTGCACGCATTAAAGCGCATTTTGCATCCATGCAAGAACTATTGCAGTTCTGGCGCAAATAAAAAAGCGAGCGGCAAGCAATTAGTGAAAGAATATCGTTCCTCTGGTGGTATTAGCCCCAGGAAATCTCCAAAACTCAACCCTTCTTCCTGAAACCATGCATTTCGTCTGCAATTACAACAGCAACGGCCCCTACTTTGCGCCCACCCAGGGCCAATACCATGCTGCTCGCTTGAAAGACATCATCTTCCATGTGCGCACCTGCATGGAAGATGGTGATTTCCAGATTGGCGTGTTTGACGACGATGGGGAATGCAAGGGCATTTGGGTGGACGAAAGTGAGCCAATGCCCGATGGAGAAGGGGATTTTGTGCTCGGCAAGCCCGAATATGTGCTTTATCGCCCAGGCACCATGAGCGCAGGCATGTGGAACATGCACCTCCGTAAATTCAAGAGGCCCTAATCATGATTCTCGTCGATTTCTTCAATGCTGATTCCTGCAAAGGCACTGAACTCATCGAAGGCTGGTATTTCTACGACGATTCAGACGAAACTGTTGTGGGAGGCCCGTTTAATGATGAAGAAGCGGCCATCAAGGCCGCGTTTGATGGGCACGGGTGGTGATGGCCAGGGCCATGGCTGGTGAGCACGAAAAAGCCGGGCTCAAGGCCCGGCTAGGTGCGTATCAGGCGGGCCAGGGTCCGGCTAGCTTCGTATTAGAAAAAATTGGAACCGGCTAGGGGTGTATCTAGGAACCGGCTAGGGTTGTATCTAGGGGGTGAAAATGATTTTCATTCTCAGTAGTACATTTGTACTCACATAAGGAAAACTTATCAATCAGGCCCCATTGATTAGTATCGCTTATCATATAAAGGATGCTGATGGTTGAGGGTATAAAGAACTGTTTTCCATAAAATCTCCTTATCAATGGCACGGTTTCTGACATTAACCCGCCGCGCCAGTTCTTCACCCTTACTCCGGGCCGGGTGTTTGTGACCCTTACCCGCCGCGCCAGTTCTTCACCCTTACCGGCGGCCGCCAGCTCTTCACTCTCACCCTGGCGCGCCAGTTCTTCACCCTTACTCGTGACCGGCAGTTTGTGATGCTCACTTGCGCGCGGCAGTTTGTGATGCCTACCGCATCCGGCAGTTTGTGACGCTAACTGCGCGCCGCGTCGGGTGATGCTCACCGTGTCAGCTAGTTTGTGGCGCAAACTGTGCTGGCTTGATAGGTGCAAACTGTGCGCCGCCGTGTGGTGCTCACTCTGGCCGCTAGTTTGTGATGCTTTCTTTCTGTGGCAGTTTGTGATGCTTTCCACGGCTTCTAGTTTGTGATGCTTTCCGTTTGCTCTTGATCTATTCTTTCCTAAGCCATAAGGGAAGCTGATCACGCGCCAGAAGGCCCCAGAAGGCCCCAGAAGGCGCGCAAGGCCCTCTCTGGTGTGCCCATACCTAGCGGCGCTTTCCGCAGCTTTCAAGCTATGACTGGAGTTTGGGCCTGCCATGGTTCGCGGCGCTACAAAAGCGCCGCAGCTTGACAGGATCGCCGTTGTGGTGTATTTCACGCGCGCGCGCTTTCTTTCTTTACTGCTGACAGCTTCCCGCTATCAGTGGTTGCCGTGAAAGGTGCCAAGGGAAGAAAGCGGCGCACCACGCCGCGCAGTGTGCCAATCGGCGCTGTGGCCTAGCTGGCCGCATCCTGTGCCGATGGTGCGGTTAATCTTCTACCAACGGCGCAAGGGGAAGCGATTCTCCGGCCGGGCTTTCCATCTCCTTTCCTGCCATGCTCGCCTTTACAAAAGGAATCGGCTTTCTCTCCTGTGGCCTAGTTGCCCTGATTGTCTGCAGCCTTGCCGTAGAAGATCAGCGCCAGTTCCTTTCCTGCCGTGCTAGCGGCGCAAGTGCGGATGCTTGCTTGCTTCAGATTCACGGTCGTTGATTCTTTCTTTCCTTTCGCTTTCTTTATCATGCTCAACTGGCAGCCTCCCGTAGCCTCTCTCCTTTCCAATCTTCAACGTGCTGGGTTCTCTTTAGTTGCCGTTCACGATGGTGCCGAAACGCTTAAAGTTTCCCCTGACCTTTCACAGCTTGCACAACGTAAAGAAGCCGCTGAAATTATCGTTTCCGTTGACGATGCGATTCTCTACGTTTCCAACGGTGAAAAGCGCGCTGCAATCTATCTTTGCTTGTGGAACGATCCTGATGAGATTGTGGCAGACTTTGCCGCGCCTTCTACGCTTCACGATCAACTAGACGCCGCGATTGATAAGTTCTGCAGTATTTGGGAGGGTAGAAAGTGCCCTACCGTTGTTTCCTGATTCTTTCCTTCTTTCCTTTCCTTTCGCTTTTTTCACCGTGAAACTTTCCGAGCTTTCCTTTCATCTTTCCATCAAAAGTGGCAACAAAAAAACTGGGGAGATGGCAGTTTCCACCAGCTCAAAAACTACCTGCTCGCCTACTTGCCCTTTCCTTGATAATGGCTGCTACGCTGGTTCAGGCCCGTTGAATCTCCACTGGTTGAAAGTTACCAGCGGTGAGCGCGGAGAAAGTTTCCCCAACTTTCTCCAAAAACTGAAAGCTTTAGAAGCTAATTCAGCTTTCCGCCATAACCAGGCTGGAGACTTAGCCCACAACAACGGAAAGATCAGCAGAACTTTCATCCGCCGGATGGTAGAAAGCGTGTCTCACTTGCGCGCTTACACTTACACTCACCACAACTTACAACTAGGAGAGAATCTACAACTCCTAAGGTACGCCAACCGCAACGGCTTCACAATCAACGTGAGCTGTGAAAGTGAAGCGCAAGTGGATGATGCAATCGCAGCAGATCTGCCGGCCGTGCTAGTTGTGCCGTCCGATGAAAAGCGCACAACTTGGCACACAGAATCAGGCAACACAGTTACAGTTTGTCCGGCACAACGCAGTGATACTATCACTTGCGCTGATTGTATGCTGTGTCACAAACGCCACAGAAAGCTTGCCATAGCCTTCCTCGCCCATGGCACAAGTAAGCGTAAAGCAGAAGCCCAACTTTCCGCCTGATTCTCTCCACTTCCCTCGCAAACTTTCCAATGCCTGAACTTTCCCTTTCTGCGCTTTCCCTTCTAGCAGAACTTCTAGAAGATGCTGAACAAACGCAATCTATTTGTGAAGATGTGGCACCATGGTGCGATAGAAAGCCACAGATAGAAGAACTTTGGACCCTCTATTCTTCCCTTCTAAAATAATGCCTACTTTCTACATTCCCTATGCTGATGAGTATGGCTTCAACTGT